GTAAGAATTTGTACTGTACAAAATAATTAATTTTGTTTTTGAGAGGGTCGCCTTCTATGTAATTTCTTCTTATTGATAAAACTGTTTCTGAGCTTTCGTCTATAGTTATTATGTAAGGTAATTTCAGACCAGTTGGTTCACCATTAGCACCCATGTCCTCAAAACCCTCTATATCTAAAACCGTGTGTATTTCGTAGATGGTTCTNCTTCTGTCCTCTCTGTAACTTGGTTCTATGCCCTGTATTTCGTCTATCTGTGTTTTAACGTCAGAATTTGTATCACTGTAGTCTGTTTCGTTAATCTCAACATCTGCATAAAAACCAGTAACTTGTTGTTTCTTTATCTCATTTAAGGACATGTTTATGGCATGTGTGATTCTTTCTGCTGATGACATATCACTGGCTTCGTAAGGAACAATCAGATCTTCTGGTGCTATAAACTTAGAAACAGCTTTGTTCGTAACAAAATCAAAGTAAACTTTCTTGAAGGCTGAACCAGCTAGTGGTAGATAAAACAACAGCATATCTAGCTCTGGATCATATTCTTGCATTACATTCATAATGTAATAGTTCATAAACTCTTGTACTCTTTCGGCCTGACTTTCTGTTTCTATGGTCCTAGCTCCAACAATTTCTGTTTTGACTGGACCTTTGGCTGGTAACATTTCCTTGTATGCTTGCGCTTGGAACTGGGTCACGGCTTCTGCCAAAATCGGGTGAATTACGCCAGAACTACCTTCAAACGGTTGTGATCTTTGTTCGTCAAACTTCATGCCTAGATATTCCAAACCTTCTGTATAGGTTTTTTCCCACTCGCTTCTGGATTGTTTGTCGCTATCAACAGAACTTATTAAATCTGATGCTAGTTTTTGCAGAGTGCTTTCGTCTATAAAATCAACCAGATTGGAGTTAAAATCCATCTGTGGCATAGGTTGTTCTTCTATCTCATCACCTACCAATATTTCGTCTTCGTTGACTAATATTTGTGCTGCGTCACTAATTAAATCTTGTCTGGAAGGTTCCTGTGGAATTGTGATGGAGGACCCTTGTATGTTCAAGTCTGGGTTTGATTCGGTTCCTAATGCTTTGTCTATTGCCATAATCGTTTAGTGTAGCACTCTAGGTCTGATCTCGTCACCCAAAGAGTATAATTCTGTAAGCTCGCCTTCTAGTATTAAACCCTGAGATTCCGCTATTAGCAATGCTTCGTCTTCATCATGTGCATGTATGTCAGGTCCTTCATACTCTTTAGCATCATGTAAGAATGTTGTTAAAAATATTTTCATCAATAATATACTGTTCTGTTTTTAGATAAAAATTTAGCTTCGTCTTGATAATCTTCTTTTAGGGATAAAAAACCACCTTGTCTGAACCTCATCAAAGCCATAGTCGTACTATCGCAGAAATCATCATTATCGCCAAATGGAAATGACGCTAATTCTTCTCTTACTAGATCTGCAAAGTCTTCATCAGGTGCCCAAACCATACCAGATTCAAATATAGGCGCGACACTGTTCATTCTTGCCACCTTGTCTTGGCCTCTGCTTGGTGAATATGCAGTGACAGGTATGCCCATGCGTCTTAGTTCTTGTGTCAGTGGTGTTCCTGATGCTTTTGCCTCAATCAGCACACAGTCAGGTTCCCAATACTTATACTCATCAAAGGCTATTCTTTTGAGCTCTGGAAAGTCTACTCTAAACCTTTTGGCATCCAGTAATATTATATGTTCTATTTCTTCGCGATCTTTAAATATTGCCCATGTCGTTATAGCAGAGTAGTCAGCTGTTTCTTTTTTAGAGAAAGCGGTGTCATAACTTTGTATGACATACTCGTAATCTGGTACCTCTTCTTGTTTCCATTCTCTCCACCACTCTCTTTTTACTATAGAGCCTTCCTCAGAGGTAGGATTCTGCATCCACTGTGAATTCCATTTTGATACTGGCAGTGAGGCTTTGACTGACAATAATTCATCTTTTTTCCAAAACTCTGGCCATAGCGGTGTTTCTGTTTCAGGCATGATTGCGGGAAACTCTACAACTTCCCATTGGTCAGCATTGTCATCGCCTTGTTTCTTTAGTACCTTGCCCACCAAGTCTTTGGTGCTCCATCTTGTCATTACTATCACAATAATTCCGCCCGGCTGTAGTCTTTGTCTGGGGCCAGATGTATACCATTCATAAGCAGATTCTAATGATTTTGGAGATAGGGCATCTTGCTCTGAGTGTGGGTCATCAATAATCAGTAAATCAGCACCACGACCTGTAATCGCACCACCGACACCAGCATAGAACGATTCACCTTCTTGGTTTGTGGTCCATCGTCCAGCTGATTTGTTATCTGCTTGTAATTTTAATTCAGGAAATATGTGTTGGTATTCTTCACTGTCAATGATGTTTCTAACCTTACGACCAAATCGCACAGCTAATTCAGCGGTGTGTGTGGTTTGTATAATCTTGAGATCTCCTCTTCTGCCCATCATCCATGCTGGAAAGTATGTAGATGCAAATTCAGACTTGGAGTGTCTAGGTGGCAGACATACAATTAATCGTTTTAGCTTGCCTTGTGCTATTTTATTAAACTTATCACCAATAATCTTATGGTGTCTGCCTTCTATAAATTCAGGCCAGAGATGTTTAACAAAACTTATAAAATCTTTTTGACAGCTATCTTGTTTGTCAATTTGATCGTATCGATGCAAAAGGGCAAGAGCTTCTGATTTGTCTTGTTCTGAAAGTATGTCGAAATCTTTAAAAGATACTTCTTTCATTTTAAAAACGGATCAAGCAACTAGGTAGTGACATAGTAGCTACCTGACCCTAAACACATAGTGCCTGTAGTCAGTATAGTGCATTTATGTAACATGCTAAACCTCACTCCACTCTTTACCTTGAAATAATAAAGCTTCTGCTTCTCGTCTGCGTATCAAACCGTCTAGCACCTCGCCATTAGCCTTGTTCCATCTTTTTATTTGTTGTGGCACTTCATCGTACTTACCTTCGTTTAAAACACGAAGCATGGTAGAGCTACCTAAATTTGATGGCCCTAAATTATAGACCCATGCACACAAAGAATCATACTGGCTTTGATTTAGGTCAACATCAACCATGTCGTTAATATAACTTTCATACTCAATCATCTCTTCTTGTAAGAGATAATCAGCTTCGTCTTTGTTTATTTTGTCGCCTTCTTTTACGTCTTTAGTGTGCCCATAGCCTATGGTCCATACGCCAGCTGGACACAAATAAGCTTCTAGCTCACAACCTTCAAACTTTTTAATTAGCGCTAATCCTTCTTGTGATATTTGCAATTTATTCTCCCCAAGTTCCGTCTTCTCTAACTTTAGCTTTTTTTGTACCACCAAAATAAGGTACAGCCAAACCCTCTTTAATAAGTATTTCACAAATATTCTTCCCATTGCAATCATAAGGTATGCCGAGCAATCTACCGTACTTACCTCTACCTAAAGATTTAATTTTAATTTTACCTGTCAAAAGCTCACCTAATCTTTTCTTGGCTTTCAAACCAAGTGCTTTTTCTGCTGTTCTTTCAGGTTGTCTTTTTGTGTTGACCCTAGATTCTGGTGTGTCAATTCCGTACGCTCGAACTGACTGATTGGCTAATTTGATATTAAATCCTAAGTCTATCTCACTTAACACAAATCCGTCACCATCTATGATACGTTCTAATTTTGCGTTATAAACAAAAGCATCTGGATTATCACTCATCTTTTTTCTCCTGTGGTTTGTCTAATTCTCTATAGTATTTGATTATAGAAAGTATGTCTTTGGTATATCTGGTTATTTCTGCCATGTCCATACTAAGATTTTCGTACTCTTTACTAGATAGTGCGTAGTAAGCCTTTCTAGGTGCTTCACCTTTTTCAACCAAATCCAAATACTCTTGCATAAGCTCTGGTGTAATTATCTCCCAATCCACCTTAGTAAGAGACATAGGGTAGGGTAACGGTGGGTGATATAGCGGAGCTCTCTCTGCAATACTTCTAACTTCCACGGGTTTGACTGGTTGCATTAAAGAACAGCTCGCCAATAAAATACTTATACTAATTAGTGCTAGGTTTTTCATCAAATTGATTTGGGTTACTTAAATTTTCTAAAGTGGTCATCACTCTGTTTGAGGCTTTATTTACACGACTTTGCAACATACCCGGTTTAGCTAGTGCCAACTCATCTAGGTCGTGATTCGCAAATGTTTTTCTTAATCTGTTTACATCTTCCATAGCAGCTCTTTTATCATTTTCTAACTGATTCAGTTGTGCTTGTTGGTTCTCTTGTTCTGCCAAATAGTTTTGTATTGATTCGTTTTGTTTTTCTATTTCAGTTTCTAAAACTACTTGATTGCCTTTTAAGATCCCTATTTGGTCATTGAGATAGTCAATGTAATAGAAAGAACCAGCTGCTGTAGCTATAAGCAAACCCCCCAGTATTAAACTTAATTTCATGCCCATGTGTATACTTTTAGCGCTTCCGCTTTACCTTTTACTTTTAAATCTGGTAGTGACTTTAACACATATCTACAATTTTGTGCTGTTTCGTGCCCAATCAGTGTGCTAACACCCGCTTCNTTGGTTCCTGACTCTAAGCGAGCTGCTACGTTGCATGGATCACCTATCAAACTAAACGCAAATCTATCGGTAGCTCCAAAATTACCAGCCACACATACGCCACTGTTCACTCCCACGCCAACCGCTACCTCTGGTATACCTTCCTCTACAAATTTTTTATTTAGCTCGCGCATATTTTCTTCCATTTGTATGGCCGCATCTAGTGCGAGATTATGATGATCTTCTTGAGGAATGATTGTATTCCA